ACCAAGGCAAAGTTGTCATGGAAGATTTAGAAAAGCGATGCCATTTCATGTCTACGACTAATATCAAAGGCGATAGCCATGAGAGTGCATATATGGAAGGACAACGCAGCGTTCTTCTATTTATTAAATCAATGCTGCAAAAGGAAAATGAAAATGTCAAACGAGCAGATAACGGAGAATAATACTCCGCCTGTAGAGACACCAACACAACCTGAAACATCTACAGAAACAAAAGAAACCTTAGTATCATCAACAACTGATAATACTGTACAAACCGCAAAGTCTTGGAAAGAAACAATCTCAGAAGAGTTTAGGAATGATCCAAACATTTCTAAGTTCACAGAGATTGATGCACTTGCTAAGTCTTACATTAACGCAACTAAAATGATTGGTTCAGATAAAATTGCTGTACCCAACAATAATTCTACTGACGATCAATGGAATGAAGTTTATTCTAAACTTGGCAGACCTGAGTCTCCAGATAAGTATCAACTTGATTTTAAATCTGAAGTTGCTCCTGTAGATGAGAATGCAATTAAATCATTTGCAGAGGTCGCTCACAAAACAGGTTTGAATGAAAAACAAGCACAAGCGATATTAGATTTTTATAAACAAAATTCTGAAAATACTGTGCAACAATTAAAGGTAGATACTGAAACCGCACAAGCTCAAGCTGAACAACAGCTTAGACAAGAGTGGGGTAAACAGTATGAAGCAAATATTAACAAAGCTGCATCAGTGGCTAAAGCCAATATGTCTGGTGATGTATTAGATATGCAACTTAAAAATGGAACAAGACTTGGAGATCATCCAGATGTCATTAAAGGTTTTGCTAAGATTGCTGGACTTTTATCTGAGGATAAAGTGGTCACAACTGAAAGTGAATCTGTAGATCAAGGTAGAGATCTTGAGTCTGAAATATCTAAGATTGTAAATGATAGAACTGGACCTTATTGGAATAAAACTCATCCAGATCATAGTAAACTTGTACAACAAGTCTACACCATGAGAGAAATGATTAATGGCGGAAAGTAATCATTTATCAGAAAAAGAACTGAGATTAGAAGTCTTACGATTGGTTAAGGAGTGTGGAACTGAATTTCAGAAACAAAACCCCTTGCCAATCGCAGACGAATACTATAAGTGGATAGTTAAGCGTGGGACAATTCGCAAGAACCCCACTGACAGCAAGAAATAGACTGCGGTCTAACAGACCTTAAATGCAAGAGATGCCTGTCAATTCTGACGGAGAACCTCTCTGTTTTATTTTATTAACTACCAAGGTGGTAAGTTAATTTAACTTTAACAAATGGAGAGACAAATATGTCTAATCAAGTAACAACAGCTTTTGTACAACAGTATTCAGCTAACGTACAAATGCTATCTCAACAAATGGGATCGTTATTAAGAGACAAAGTTCGTCTTGAAAGTGTCGTAGGTAAAAATGCGTTCTTTGACCAAGTAGGTTCAGTAACTGCTGTGAAAAGAACAAGCAGACATGGCGATACTCCACAAATTGACACTCCTCATGCAAGAAGAAGAGTTTCTTTAGTGGATTATGAATTCGCTGACCTAATTGACGATCAAGACAAAGTGAGACTTTTAATTGATCCAACATCATCTTATGCTCAAGCTGCAGCTTACGCTATGGGTAGAGCTATGGACGATGAAATAATCAGTGCTGCAATAGGAACTGCATTTACTGGTGAAACGGGTTCTACTTCAACTGTGTTACCTTCTGGTCAGAAGATAACTGAAGGTGGAACTGATGGTTTAACAATCGCTAAGTTAAGATCTGCAAAAGAGATCCTAGACTTAAACAGCGTTGACCCATCAATCGCAAGGTTCATCATTGTGTCGCCTAAACAAATCACTGATTTATTAGGTACAACTGAAGTGACTTCAAGTGACTTCAACACAGTCAAAGCATTAGCTAATGGAGAGATTAATTCTTTCTTAGGCTTTAACTTTATTGTGTCAAACAGATTGAATACTACTGGTTCTAACAGACAGTGTATCGCTTATGCTCAAGACGGAATTGGTCTTGGCGTAGGAAAAGATGTAACAGCAAGAATAGATGAGAGAGCTGACAAAGGTTATGCAACTCAAGTTTACTACTGTGCGTCTTTCGGTGCGACTAGAATGGAAGAAGAAAAAGTAGTTGAAATCCAAGCGTACGAAGCGTAAACATAGGAGGATAATATTATGGCTAATGGAACTAATTACCAATTAAGCGAAAACACTCCTAAGGATATGGTAGACGTATCGCAATGGGGTGGAAAAGTAAGAGTACAGTATGACACTTACGAAGCATCTTCTTTAGCTGCAGGAACTATTTCTGTTGCTAAATTACCAGCAGGTGCAATCGTATATGATGTAGTGTTACACGCTGACGACATGGGAACAGGTACAACTGCGACTGTGGGTGATGCGAGTGATCCTGACAGATTTATTACATCTGTTGATACTGCCTCTTCAGCAACTTTAACTAGATTGAATGCTATCGCTGGTTTTGGTTATGAATATTCAGCTGCGACTGATGTCATCATCACAACTACTGGTACTTCAACTGGTACTTTCAAAGTAGCAATTTTCTACACAGTAGACTAATTGTAACTATGGGGGGTGGT